TGTAATACCTGCAAATCTATAAATTAAATCTCTGTGCATTTGAACAATATTGGTAACTGAATTTCCTGCACTCCAAGATTTATCTAATCCATTTGTGCCAGTATATAATTTTTTAATAGAAGTAACTGCACTTGAATTAGCAAGATTTTCTGTATCAGTTATTTTGGTAGTTATCTCTAAATAAAAATCATACACCTCAAAAGTTAAGCTACCAGGAGATGCACTTGTATCTGCTGGAACAGAACCAAATGCTTCAAAAATAATATCAAGATTATCTGGTATTTGTCCATTTGCAGAAGAAAAAGTTCCAGTACTTAATAAATCAATAGCAGATTCATAAGCAGCAGTTCTATTGCTACTTTCAGAAGTGATTACAACTGTATTTGTAGAACCTCCATAAGTAGGAGCAACTTTCAATCTACCAAGTAAAGTCATACCAGGAGTTTCACTATAACTAGTAATACCCCATTTAACAAATAATTTACATTCTTGTATTTCGTGTTCTTCTTTTACAATATCATTAATTGAAAATGTATATGTTTCCGTGTCACTTAATCCTTCACTAACTGGAGCATCTAATACGTCCATAGTAACTGCCCAACTTGAATAAGTTGAAGCGTTATTATCATAAAAGTTTCCAGAACTAACTGGTAATCCAATAGTATAAGTAGGAGTTATATCTTGTATTGGACGAAGAAGATATGCTCTTTCTAAATCTAATAATGTTTGTAAAATATTTTTATTAGAATCTATTGTCGCTTCATAATCGTTTGTTGAAGAATCTCGCACATCATTTAACGGAACAAACAATGGAAATCCAGTAGAACTAAAAGAATCTTTTATAGGATAATGTAATTTTCCATCTGTAACAGCTTGATGTGCTAAACAATTATATTTACCATTATTTAATGTATCTACTAAAAGTGGAAAACATTTTGCTGGACTATATTGAACATAAGCAGGACTAGAAACAGTAGAAGTTATTGCTGTTCCATCTCCATAAATGATAGGGAAAAAATTACCAGCTTGACTTGTATATCTTGGAATTTTTAAATAGTCGATTGGAGTTTTTGCTGCAATCTCTATGGTTACTGTATCTTGATTAGTTAAGCTAACTGATTTTAATCTTCCAGAATATATTTGTAAAGTATAACCACCAACACGAGATAGAATAACAACATCGTGATTAATATATCTTCTTGTTCCACCATATATTTCTTCTGCTAATGTAGCACTATGATTTGATAATGTTGCATTGACACAATTTATAGAAATATTACCATTTTTTGAGGTAGATTGAACTAAATCAATGTTCTCTCTAATTGATGGATTGTTTGAAATCAGAGAATCATATCCACTTACTTCTGCCGTAGATAATCTTATATATTGAGTAGAAACAGAACCATCAGTATAAGTATTATTTCTTAATTCAAATAACCATTGTTCAGAAATTCCAGTATTAGTAGAATATGTATTTAATACATTATTATAATCGGGATTTCCAGCTAAAGGCATTACGCAAGATTTCTTCTAATTGAGTTTTCTATTTCTGGTAAAAGATTATCTCTTACAAATTCTTGTGTTCCGATAACATTACCCATAATATTGACGGTAATTCCATTACCACCACCTGCGTCACCAAAGTCAGGAGAAGAAATAGGAGTAATATCTACTCGTTCTCTACCACCTGCATTATCTCCAACCATAATCATTTGTTGTCCATTAGTAATGAATGATCCACCTCGTGCAAATGCTGGAGGTTGTTGTGCTGCAATTAATCCTATTTGAGCAGCAGAAGTAGCTTTTGTTAATCCTGATATAACTCCTAATCCTTTAGCAGCAGCAGCAGCTCTAGCAGAACCTATTGGATTTGTTTGTGCAAGAAGAAGAGCAAGAGATTCTAATTCAGCTCTCATTAATTGTATCTTAGCTATTGTTTTTATTGTAGAAGTAATAACCTGCCCTATTTCAACAGCTTGTTGGATTCTAAAAATAATTTTTTGTTGTTCTCTAAATTTCTTTAGAGCATCTTTTTCCATAGTTTCTCTTTTTTCAGAACTTGCATTTCTATACGCATCTGTATCTCTTAATGCTTGTAATTCAGCATTTTTACGTTGATTTAAATTTTGTTGAGCAAGAGATAATAGCTTCTGGAAATGTTGAGAAAATAATTCTTCTCTTGTTTGTAAAAGCATTGTTTCACCTTCAAGAATAAGTTTTTGTTGTGCTTGAGTTAATTCTACATATCCTGAATAAGCATCTATTAATGCTTGTGGATTATTTATAAAAGATGCACTAAAATCTTCTGCTGCTTCCATTCTTATTTTCGCCAGTAATACTTCTAATGCAGCTATTTTCTCTACGGCAGTTTGATATTCTATTGCAGTCTGTAATTGTTCTTTTGCTTTTTCAATGCTATCATCTAATGCAGGTAATTTTTCTTGTTCTTTTTTAATCAGTTCTTCAAGAACTTTTTTATTTTCTACATATGTTTGTCCTAATTGTAATCTATCTAGCTCTTCCATATTTAGAAGAGTATTCAAAGATTCTTGCAATTTTGCTATTTTTTCTAACTGATCTCCTCTTGCTTTTTCGGTTTCTTCTATTCGACTATTTGCACTATCTAAATCTCTAATAATCTCTGTTTCTTCCATTCTTTTTTTATTTAATTTTGCTTGAGATAATTCTAATTTAGTTGTATCTCTTCCCATCTCTTGCAACTGACGAATAGTTGTTTCAAAAGGAGTTTCCATTTGTCTTTTGAAAAAATCTGCTAGACTAGAAAAACCATCGGTTAAACCTTTTACAATATTTCTAAAATTAATTAAATCACCAAAAGCTGCTGACATTCTTGTAAATGCGTCAGCCATATTAGACAGCATACCAGACATTGATTTAGCAAGTTTATCAGTAGCTCCAGCAATTCCTGCTGCTGGATCAAGTAAAGTTTTTTCTAATGCTTTTCTAAATTCTGGTAAAGTTAGTTTAGATAAATCTTGAATACCTTGTGTATCACGAATAAGCTGTAAAATACCTCTTTCTCTAAGAATATCTGCTGCACCTGCACCACCTGCGAATGCACGTCCTAATGCTTGTGCTGCTTCAGTAGCACTTACTCCCATAAATGCAGCTAAGTCAGCAGTAGGTTTAATCATTGCTTCTGCATTTGTACCAAATGCTTTTAATGATGCTCCAGCTTCAACAACATCTGTTAAAGTAAATGGAGTTGTTGCTGCAACTTGATTAAATCTTCTAAATGCTTTTTCTCCTGCTTCAACAGATCCAAACATAGAATTTAATCGAACTTTAACTGCTTCAAATTCTATTGAAGTTTTTATAGCATTTTTAAATCCAGCTATCATTGCACCAAAAGCAAATGTAAATAATAGTATTTGGTTTCTTATAACACCAACTGTTCTTGTTAAACCTCTAGTAGCAAGACGCATTCTATTAACTGCACTAGTGCTTTTATCTTGTGAATTTGCTAATTGTTTATTTTTTTCTACTAATAGTCTTATTTGTTCTCTTAATTTTGCTATTTGAGTACTTTGTTTTAACATCGCCATACGATGTTTTTCTTCAGACATAACTAATCTTTTATTCTGAGCAATACTTGCATTGCTTTCTTTATTTAATTTTTGTTGAGCTGATGCTAAATCTCTTTGTGCTTTAGCAATACCTTCTATTGCTCGTCTAAGATCTTTAGCTCCAGGAGAAGAAAATCTTAATTCTATGTTAAATATTCTAGCCATTTTGTGTCTTTTTCATTTGCTTTGATTGTATATAATTTAACATTTTTTCTATAATATTACACTTATCAATCCATTTTTTTGGTTGATTTCCGTATGATCCTGGATAAGGCACAACATTCATCTTTTGACAATACAAATATCGTTGTATATCTCTCTGATGTTTTTTATCTAAGAAGTGATTTTGACAAGCAAAAAATGGTATGTGAGATTGAATAGTTTCGTGTAAACTAAACTTCTTTTCTGAACGATTGTTATGTTCTTCTAATTCTTTTTTTAATAAATCAATAACGTGCCAAACATCGTCCATAGATGTAAAGGTGTGAACGCTGGTATTATTCTTGAGAGGTAATTTAGCTTTATAAGGAAAGGTAGAATATTTGCAACCCTCACACCAATCATCTATTAAAATATTTAATTCAAGTGAGAGGGAATCTATTCCCCCAAGCTATTATATTCCTGAATAGCTAGTTGTAATTCTACTCTATCATTGATAGAAAGAGATTTAATAAATTTATCATCTGCTTTTTCTACACCATTTCTAATCCAAAGTGTACTTAATGCAAATTGGTTTTTAATAACAGATTGTCCATTTACTTCTTCAAATTGTACAGAATCCATACATTGATCGTAAGCGTCAACAGACATTTCTATAAGTGTAGCTTTCTTGCCACTCTTGAGTGTGATTTTCTTAGACATTATTTATCCTCTTGTTTGATTAGTTGGTAGCTTTGATTGAAAAGAAACTATTAGTTCCAGTAGCATCTGCCATACCTTTTTGTGAAATACTTAAGAACATTGCTTCTTCTTCTGAAAAACTAACATCAGTTAATAAGGTATTATTAATATCAATTCCTATGGTGCTTGTACCTTGTAAATCAATATCTACGTGTCCAGAAGAGTCACCAATAGATTGTGTTTCAAATGATTCTACTAATCCTTGTGTATTTCCATCGTATTTAACAACAGAATCGCAAGTGACAATTACTTCAGGTAATGCTCTTTGCAATACTTCGTAATTACCAGTAGAATCAAATCCCATAAACTGAGCGTCATTTTCGATTGTTAGACTGAATGATTTTAATACACAATCAGCAACACCTGCTACTTTAGTTGTAGTAAAATCAGTCATAAAATAATTATTGTTAAAGTGAGCTGTTCCACCAGAAAATGTTGGAGAAGAAGCAGATAAATCTGGAACCATACCAGTTTTAAATGTTCCTGAGAATTTTATTCTACCAGACTCTTCACCAATATCTCCATTAATTGTTAATGAAGTTAAAACACAACCTTTGAATATCATTGAATATCCAGAAGCTGGATTATCAATAGCAACAGTTAATGTTTTGTTTGCATAAGTTGTTGAAGATTCAGTTCCGTCTAAGGCAATAGAAGCTGGTTCATAATTATTTAGAATTTCATATAGATCATCATTATCTGGAACAGAAGCATCAGAAGTGTCTTGAGTGATATTTTGTAACAAAATAGGTAAAATAGTGCTATCTGCTATTCCAGAAAAACTAATTTCTTTTACAGTAACTTTGTTAGTTGTAAAGGTATCAACTTGTTTTAAAGTTCTACCAGTTCCGTGTCTTACGTCGGTTACTTGTGTTGGATTCAATGATGGTAATTCGATTGAATCAATATTAACTAAGCTCATTGAAGCTGTTACTGCTGTACCAGCAACTGATTCTGCAATAATAGCTAGTTGAAAATCTTTTGGTGAATATGCTGTTGAACTAATAGCCATTTTACTTTACCTCTTCTTTTTTAATTTTAATTTTTGGTTTTACTTCCTCTAAATAATCTTCTGCTAATTCTGGCAATTTATCTAATTCTACCTTATTCCCAGCATTTAAACTATACCAATCCTCAGTTTCTAAACCTAAGAAACTAGGTTGTCTTGGCATTAATTTGTCTTTTAATTTGTATATTTTAGCCATAATTAACTCCTTACAATATAAAAAGAACCATCGGAAAGAACAAAGAAATTATTATTCGATGTTACAAATCTTACAAAGCGTTCGTGAACCTCTTCATATAGGACTGGAACGGTAATTCTTGAGATGTAAACATTTGGAATATCGGTGTCAATATTGTGATCTATGGTTGGCATTCCTGCGTAAAAATAAGGAATATCTCCACCATTAGAATTATTAAACAATACGGTTTCAATACGACTGACATCTTTGTACATTTCGTCTAAAGCTCTTTCTCCGTTGTGATATGTTTTAATGACGTAATCCATCTCTAACTCATAAAGATTAAGATATGATTTCGTGCGTTTTTCTTGTAATGTTTGTGCGATTGGATAAATGCGTAATGATTTTGTTCCAATATCTTTGTGTTGGTTATCAAAATAAATTGGCAATGCTCCTTTAAACTCTGTGCGTAGTTTATCACGCAATGGAGTCATTATCTTCTCGTAGGTAATATTGTTGTAAGCAATAGCCATTATCGTACATTCCTTACTGTCATATCAAAGGTTGCTTTGCGATAACCATTAAACTCATTATCATCTTGATAAGTAATTTCATTAATAGAAATATTGAATAGTGGATCAATATCTAATAAAGAATAAAATGCTTCTTCCAGACGAGAAACGGTGCTAAAAAATTTCTTAATAGTGACTTCGTTTCTTTTTCTGTCTAATACAAATAATTCTAAAGTTAAGTTATAATCGTTAGGAAGTAATTGATACATTGTATTCTCTGGTTCAGAATTATTTCCTTTTAGAATACAGAATTGACTTCCTCTGTGTTGAAAATCTCTGGAACGAAATACAGGCAATGAAGTTAAAAATTCATTTTTAATTCCTGTTTGAATAGTTTCTTCTACTTGAGTTTTCCAAGCATTAGTAGATGCGACTGCCATTCTTACCTCGATAGAATTGTTTGAAATCTTTACGAGTCATTTTAACAGAACGCATAGAAGGATTGTCTACTTCTTCAAATAATCCAGATACTTCTACTTCCCACTCATCATTTAAAGTTGCAGTAGAGGCATCAGATGAACCCTGAAATCTTACTTGTAAACCACCTACTAATTCTTGATAATCACCATTGATGATTTCATCTTGTAATACAATATTATTTTTTAAACCATCGGTATCTTTTGCATAGACGCTATAAGTAGCAGTTCCGATTGCACCACCAGTAGTTACAATCACTTTTAATCTATCATAACTTCCGTAGTAATGTCCTCTAGTGTCAACAATATTAAGACTTCCAGACACAGAGATTTTACGAACTATTCCTTTAGAAGCATCTCCACTATTTTGGAAAGCTAATTTTGCACGTCCTGAGTTTAAATCCTCAATGTGCATTGTTGCTTCTTCAAATAGTGCATCTGCTATTTCGCTTGTTGGATCTTTTCCTTTGACTAAAAAGTAAGCAGCAATTAGAGAAGTTAATCTGCGAATAATATAATCGTATGTTCCGTCTTTTAATAAGAATTGTTCTCTCGGAAGCGTTGGATCTAACTTTGCATTAACATAATCAGTAGCATCTTGCATTACACGATTTTTTAATGTAGTAAAATCTTCTCCTGCTTCCATTAATAAATCTTCAGGACTACTACTATCATTATAATAATACACAGCATCTGCGTCACTATCATAATACCACTCGTCATTGGTATCTACATCAGTTTTAGCAGATTGAGCAGAACCTAAGTCTTTTCCGTCAACAAAGAGTTGTGTGACTAATCCTGAGTCGTGAGAAACATATCTACTTCCAGAATCAACTACCCAACTATATATTGGTTTCTTAGTATCGAACTCATCTAAGTTCGGAAAGGTGTCTTTTAAATCTCTTGCTGTTATATATAATGCCATTAT